GCAATCTGCATCAAACTCCCTATCATCTGTAGCATTGCTGACGGTATAGCCGGAGATGGGGTTGAAGGTAAAGGTAGCCTTCGGTGACAGTTCAATGTTACCGCCACCGGANACTGCAATGAATGTTACTTCCTCGCCAACATCGGCTGCGGTCAAATCATAGAATCGCAAGTTGTTGGTGTTGAGGACGCAGTACTCGTTCTCAGCGTGAGAGCCGATAGCCGCAGTCGTGTTGAATTTACCACGACGAAGATTAGTCAGCCGATATTTTGATCTGTAAATCGAAGACTTACTTAAACTCTGGACTGTGGCAGTTCTGAATTGAATCCATTCGTCACCGACACGGAGAAGGTTGAGTTGCGGATTGCGATCTAGTTCGCCCGATGAGACGGACTCCAATGCCTGTTGGTTGAAGAAGAACACATCGAGATAGTTTGTTGTGTCTTCGCTGGATGGGGTAGCCCAGTTACCCAATCCTTCCAATGCCACACCAACCGCTGAAGGCACTTCGTAAATCTCTCGGATGTTGTATGTGTCCTCTGCAATTTCTTGATAGAGAGCAACAGTCTCAGCTACGCCATTTCCAAATGGAGAGACTGCGATGTATACACCAAGCCTTCCACGATCCGCTTCTCGGATCGGTTGCGAGATGATTGGGACTGCTATGGCGTTGCGAGGTGCTTGCACAAATGCAGTCTGTGCGGATGAGATGGTCGATGTCTGAGTTGTCTCAATCGCAGTCTCGATATCACCGGCTGAGTAAGGAGCGATTGCCGTGCCTTCAACCTCAACCACGCCAAGCGGCAATGTCATCGACTTCTTGTCGATTCTAATCCAGTACTCCAAGTAGGTCTGATACTGGTCATTGGTCGGAATACGCAATTCCAAGATGTCACCAACGGTGAACTTGGCGAGTTCCGGCATTGCCGTGAACTTGACTAGTCGTGTCTCAGCGTGAGTCTTGAGCAGCTTGGCTTCGGCTCTCTTTCTTGCTTGCTCTTGAGTCGCAACGATTGAGAATGATTGATCTATAACATCCGTGAGATAAATCGCACTATTGAGACCGGCTACTGCCGTCTCTTTCATATAGTCCAAGTCGGGGTTGGAGAANGTGAANCGAACCTCACGAGGCATCTCCGTGGCACTAATCAATGTCAGTTCCAAGTTGTATGGCTTCGGAGTCGTGCCTTCCGGGACTGCTCTGAGAATGTCTGCATCGATTTGAGTGAAGTTTGAGTCTGGCGATAATTCCTCATATCGCTTGGTGACAATCTTTCCATCAATCTCAGCAAATGTGAAGCCGAACCACTCACCCAATGCTTGAAAGTGAGACTTGCGGCTTGTCGTTTGAGTCTCAACATAGCCGTAAACCTCAAGCCCCTCAGTCTCGGTCAAATCCAAATCGTTAGAAGTCAGCCCGACATCTGTAGCTAAGTTGGTAAGGATCTGATTGACATCGTTTTGGTTGTTCGTGAGTTCAATTGTGAAGTTTGGAACTCGACCTCTTCGCAGTCCGTAATTACGAAAACTAATCCACGAAAGACCACGGTGTGCCGGAGCGAAGTTTGTGCCTTGTCCTGCTCCATACTTGGTATTGAGATAGGCTATCAACTCGCTATCTTTTAGCTGGGTTTCCGTCCCCGAATACAAGCGGAAACTTTCAGCAACCAAGGACTTTGCAACCAAAGTCGTGCCTTGTGCGTCTTCAGTAGGAGTAAACGAGAAATAGCCGGACAGGTCAGCAGAGTTAGTGGAAAACGCATCATCGGGACTCATAATTCCGGTGATTTCTCCTAGATACTCGTTACCTTGTGCGGCGTTATTGGATGACCAATACTTTTCTACCGTGATGGAATCGATGCGGAGAAACTCATCTGCATCGCCCTGTGGGTCTTGAGCGATGACAGTAATGGTCTCCAAGTCCCCTTCAAATTGAAAAGTACGCAAAGTCCAAAAAGTAGACTTGGTGAATAGGTAGCTTTCCTGTGTGACACCAGCACCTGTGTCGGCTCTAAGCCTCACATTCAAGGCATTGTTATCGCTGCCGCCCGATGTCTGATGGCGAATCGTGACTTTGGTTCTCGGCGAGACAAGGATTTCACTTTCAAAGATATCTCGACTTGGGGTAATCGGAGGCAGTTCGCAGGAGGTGATATCAAATGCCAACTCCGTATCTACACCGTCTCGTTTGCGAATAACGATGTACGAGCCATTGGTGTCGGTTACATAGTCCCAAGCCTCACCCTCCGTTCCAGTCGGGGTCGCAACCTCGTCATCCTCGCCTTGAAAGGTTTTGACATTATCACCAAGCCGACCAACGATGAGGTTCTCGTCAGCCCAAATGCGTCCCCAAGTGTTGACCCTTGAGCGACCAAGTAGCAGTCCAAAACTGCTTGTGTAGATATGGACTCGTTGTCCCGGAGTCGGAGGCGAACCTTTACCGCCCTCTGATGGNTAGTCGATAATTGTGTGATCGACACCATTCGACCAAAAGACATTGCCACCGATTCGTGCAGTTCCCCACCATCGGGGAATGAATGCACCATATTCCGATCCAGTTACTCGTGGGTCATCTTGCTTGCCGACATCAATCGGGTCGGGTCGCTTCGGTTTGGGCGTGAGAAAGTACTGAGCAGCCAAGCCACCTGCGGTCAACGCCAAGTTGATAAGTAAGGGAACTGCAACCGCCATTAGTCTTTTACTCCTCGCAATCTAAACGCTGACACAAACCACGATGATGGGAAGTCGGCAATCGGCTGGATACGCACTCCTTCTTTGACTGCGTGAAGAAGCATCGGTTGTATTCCGTTCTCAACATCCAATTCTTCTGAATAATAGATCGCTGCGTGTCTCGCAAGAAGACCGCCTTGTTTCATCAGAAACACATCGCCCGGCTTTGCATCTTCTAATAGAATCTCGTCCATATTCTTCGTCAAGGTTTCCTTGATTACCGTTGAACTTGGGATGCGACGATATTCTGCGACATCAAAGATTTGCGGATAGCTAATCTTCTCGCCCATAACAACAAGCAACCCGACGCAATCAACGCCAGTCTCACCGGATCGTCCTTGATGAACAAATGGCAGACCAAGCATTGTCGATGCNGCATCCAAGATTTCCTGTCTAGCAACTTCGTATTTCATTGCGATGGCGGTATGCGGTTCATAACCTCGATTCCGGGGATGAACGGCTCTCCTCTGAAATTGATGACATTGTTGTACTTCTGACAGTCTTCCAATGTGCGATTGCACCCGGCTTCTAGCTTGATTGAATACGATCGAAGGTCTCCGTCAAAAATAACAAATGGGCGTTTAAGACTGACGGTTGCNTACTCAAAAGGCACATTGTTTTCGTCCACGCCTGTTATTTTTTCATATTTCAAGATTTCTCGCTTCGCCCCGGCATTACGACCTGTGAATAAGGTAAGCGTTCCATTGTTGAAAAAGTTTGTAGGTGGCAGAGGATAACCCGAAGGCGTGGTAGTAATTTGATTTCCATCGAACTCAGCAGAGATGATAAAGAACCAATCTCCAGCCATTGCTGTTTCGGGTGAATTCAAGGTGAGNGCGTAGGTTGTGCCGTNNACNACNNCAGTNGTNCCNGTANANCCACATTGCGANTCACGNAATTGNTTNACNCGNCANTTGCGAGTCGTGACCACGCCAGCGTCATTGGATAACCGCCCAATAAGCCCACGACCTTCGACTGTGAAATATTGCTCGTAATCTCGAAACTCCCCGATGTTGCCCTTGAAGTGAAGAAACTCGCCAAGACCGGGAGTCTCCCAGCAAGCGGAAAAGATTTCGACTGTGGCGAAGTCCCACCGACCCGACAAGACATCCTCTCTTTCAAATATGCCTGTCTGGTAAATGCCGGTCATCTCTAGTGATCCAGCGTCATTTAGTTTTTGCTCAATGACGGATGGAGTCGCACCGATGGCAGACCTAAAGGTAATTCCCGGATGTCCGGGAAGAGTCATATCTCGACTGTTCGATGTGAATCCGATCGTAGGTAATGGGTCAACCGCCTCAAGTGGAGGCACAGGTATGACCTTGATAAACAAAGCCATCCTTGGATTGACCGAATTCCACTTATCCCAAAAGTCATCCGCATCATAGGGCGATTGAATGTTCCGAGGTGTGTGAGGCATCAGACTCGCACCTCCACCATCGGAATGTCGGGAATGTTTACATTGCTCTTGTCTGCACCAGCTTGCAACCAGTAGGAAATCATCTCTACCGGCAATTCATCGATATCGAATCGGACAGGCACATAGAATTCACCCACCTTAAATGTGTAAGTACCGGCGGTATAGGTAGTGAGAGTTACGACTCCGGTAGAAGCGTTTACTGTGAAGTTCGTAATTTTAGTGCCGCCACGGAAGACCTCGACCAAATCAGTATTCACGAACTTTAAAGTTCGCTTGTAAGTCGAGGTCGTGCCACCAATCGTTTGACTATAATTCTTGTAAAGCTGAAAACTTCTCTGAAGACTGCTTAAGGTCTCAGTCACCGGAAGTGCGGTTGTGACTTGATAGTCTCCCCAGTCCTTGACCAAGAAAGCCTGTTCTCGTCCTCGCATAGCGTGAAAGAAGTTGACGAGCGTTTGTATNTCAGCGTAGTTNTTGATGCTGAAGATNGAATTGAACTTGTGCAGNGGATCTTGCCAAATNGCATTACGGACTTCCTGTCCGTTGCGTCCGACNATNACATCGGTCAGATAGGACACATTCTTATTCCATTCCGTAACCTCTAACGGAAACTGAACTAAATTGACACTCATTATCTATTTCTCCTTTCGGTNTTTTTGAGAGCGTTGAGGACTTCACGCTGGATCATCATAGCAGTTTGCTGCGGATTGTTGTCGTTACCGCTCACATTGATATTTATAACATTAGAAGTATTCAGCGGTTGACTGGGAGCAGACGAAGCCGCACCAACGAGTCCACCCTGCGAGTAAGCCATCGTCGGTTGATTCCTCATCGCTCGGAGTGATTCAAAGAAGCCTGTGCCGTACTGCTTCACGACTCTAGCCGGAATCACATACTCGCCATTTGAAAGCATCGCAGGAATCGAGTCCGATGTTCCAGTCCCAGCACCTTTGATAAGACCGCCCGAAGCCGCTTTGACGATACCGCCATCCGCAGCCTTGGGCATAGCAAAGTTGAGACCCGGAATCATTCCAAGCAAAGAGAAGACTGCCTTCATTACCAGCATCTTCATCAACTCTGCAACGATCTGGCTGACTAGTTGACGGAAGCCTTGGACGAGAGAAGTCCAAAATCCTTTTAATGTGCCATCCCAGTTTGAGACCGCCTCGGCAAAGACATCACCGATGCCGGTAATTGCCTTATCGAAAGTATTAACAATGCTCTCCGTAAAGGTCGGAGTCTCATCTGCCAGAGCCTTCATTTTCTGACGAAGACCAGTCATTACCTGCTCCATTGGAGACAGTTTTTGAACATCGACACCGTTGAATTTTACGAGATCGCCAAGAGCCGCTTTGGCATTGTATGACTCAACGATTATTCGTTTGAGTTCATCGACATTCATCTTCAGCTTGGCTGCTAAGGTTTCCAAGCCGGTGGTGTCTGCCAAGGTGGTCTTAAGCAGATCAAACTGATTGACCGATGCCTGTATATCCACTCCAAGCGTGGAGAGATTGCCTTCTATCCCGGCTAACGCATCAGCGTTGGTGGCAGCGGCTCGTGCTGCGTTTACAAGAGATTCTGAAAAAGTTTGCCCAGCCGCAGCAGCCTTCAGCAAAAAGATTTCTAACTCTTGCGTCTGAGTCAGCTGAGTGCCACTCAAATTAACGAACTGCATTAAGCCATCGACTCCGGCAAGATAGGCATCGCTTTGTGCTTTCAAAGCCTCCGTTGCCTTTTCCCCAGCCTCTTTTGCGGCATTGCCATTCTCAACCATTACGACCCGAAGTCGCAGCAGTCGCTTGGTGTATTCATCGATGCCAGCCGTTTCGGGTGTGGCAAGCAAATCTTCCAATTGCTCGGAAAGACTCTTGTCTCCCTTGAGGCTTTTCTCAAGATCGACAACAAAGTCAGTAATCTCTTTTAGTTTTTCTTTGGTCTTTTCGAGTCCAGCCTCAACATCTTTATTTTTACTGAGCCGCCTCTAGAAACTTGGTAATCGCATCGAAGGCAGACTTCATTTTGGGATCGGCAGTCTTAGCCAAATCCCCAAACTTTTGATTGAACTGCTCAAGGAATGTCGCACCATCCTTCAGCTTGCCCATCTCATCGACGATTGGCTTTACAAAATCAACGACGGCTTGCCCAGCTTTACCTTTCAGTCCAGCACGAAGCATTGAGATATCGAAGAACTTTGCGAGTTCAGCATTGCCCGAACCCTTGAGCATCTTGACACCTTCAATAAGCCCCTCAAAGAAATCTTGAGCAGCGGTTTTACCGCCACCTTTAGCACCACCACCGCCGCCTCCTTTGAAGCCGCCCTTGAACATATCTTGAATGTCCTTGAGCCATTGAGGTGTGTCTGCCGTGGGCGTAGTGCCAGCACCCGGCATAGTGGATAACAGACCTCCGGTATAAGCCGCCCCGGATGCCTCGCCAGCCCTTTGGAAAAGAGGGACACCGTCGTTAAGAATCTTTAGTCCGTTATCGAGACCGGTCTTGATGCCGTCCACCGTCTTCTTCATCCCTGCCGGGAGGTAGCTTGCAATCGCATCGATGATTCCCATAATCGGTGAAAGAATCATTCTGATTCCACCACCCACTACTCCGATTAGGGTGTTAACGACTCCTATCACGACATTTAGCAATTCATACATTGCTCCTTTGAAGTCACCACTAAGCAACTTGATTAGGAACATTATGATTGACGAAATTATCTGCCAAGCACCTTTAATCGCACTAGAAATAATTTCCCACGCACCGACAAAGAGATCAGCAAGGAAAGTCCACACTCCTGCAAAGACACCTTCCACATAGCTGAACAACCAAGCTAATGTGTCATATAGCTTCGACAACGACTTTTTAGCTTCCTGCCAAAAAGCAGATAGAGCCTTTCCGGCATCACTAAAGCTAGAGCCGACTCGATCTGCAAAACGCATCACTTGATCTCGCAGACCACCGAAGTTGGTTACAAAGGCACGATATAGTCCATAAACGGCAGCAGCGATTGCGAGAGTAATGGCAATGACCTTTATGCCGGCAACTGTAAATACGCCTGTCAGAACAGCCCCTAATTTGGTAAACCCAGCGGTAATAGCCGCCTTCCCTCCGATGAGGGTGACGAGTTTGCTGATTCCAGCCGCAATACCGCCTATGATTCCGATCACAGTTCCGGCAATTGTAATCAATACGCCAAGACTTGCAGTAAAGAAGCCGATGCCGATTACTAGTTGCTGGGCTGATGGGGACAACGCAAGGAAAGCATTGGAAAGATATTGAACAAAGCTGACGGCTTTCCCAATCATCGGCAACAATATCTCAGCAATCTTCTGCCCTACTGGGGCGATTGCCATACTGATTTGCTGAAACAATTTCGCAAATCTATTACCTAAAGTCTCATCGAGTTTTTGGAAAGTCGGATCGTCATTGACCGACTTTGCAATCATCATTGAAAACTGCTCAAACGACATAACGCCCTTGTCTTGAGCCTGTTTCAATGCCGCTTGCAACGAGGTTAAATCTGTTGTGGCTAGACCCATTTGCTTTGAGAGCAGTTCGCTGAATCGAGGGAAAAAGGTCAACGCCTGTTTCATATCCTGCAATTCAAACTTCTGCCCAAACATCTGGGACATATTCATTCGGAATTGATCGAAGTCGAAATTTTCTTCCGCTAGTTTTTAATCGCCCGAATGCTTTGGTAAATTTCATCGATCGAGTTATCACCCAAGCCCATCGGTTTAAAGGCTGCATAAAGTTTGGCTGCACCATCGACAAAAACACCCGGAGCGGTCTTGGATAGTTCTACAAAATGACTGAGTTTGGCGTTAGCACCTTCTACCGATCCAGTCGCAGCGGTAAGTTTGTTACGCAAGGCATCCATCGATGTGGCTGACTGCAATGCGTAAGCACCAAGACCAGCCATCGGTACGCTGACCAAGTAGGTCATATCTGTACCAAAACCTTTAACTGCTGCGCCGGCAGAGCGAACTTGGCCAGCCATTTTTGTGAGTGCTTGCCCTTTTGCTGCGGCTGCGGCTGCGGCTTGCCTCATTGCAGCGGCTTGCTGGCGAGATGCGGCTGCGGCTTGTTGTGCAGCTGCTTTGGCTGCTTGGCTGGCGGCTCGTTCTTTTTCGAGTGCCGCTCGTTTGGCATCAGCAGCGGCTTTGGCTTGTTGCTTGGCAGCGGTGGCTGCTCGTTCCTTG